TCACCGCCGCCCGCCTCTTCGAACAGGCCGCCCACCGCCTCGCCGCCTAACCCGCCACCCCCACACCACAGAGGCCCGCCCCCAACCCAGGGGACGGGCCTCCACCCGTGCGCGCCACCCCAGGAGCCGCCACCCCAGTCGCACGCACAGTTACCATCAAACCACGCCACCCAGTAACCAAGGGGGAAACCCGTGGCCACCAACACCAACCACCCCACCGCCACCTACATCCGCACCACCGACATCCCCCTCAACGAACTCACCCCCTTCCCCGGCAACGCCAAACACGGCGACATCGACCAGATCCGCGCCAGCCTCCGCCGCAACGGCCAATACCGCAGCCTCGTCGTCCGCGCCATCCCCGACGGCCCCCTCACCGTCCTCGCCGGCAACCACACCCTCAAAGCCCTAGCCGCCGAAGGCCACACCACCGCCCGCTGCGAACTCATCCTCTGCGACGACGACACCGCCCGCCGCATCAACCTCGCCGACAACCGCACCGCCGACCTCGGCACCTACGACAACGACGCCCTGGCCGAGTTGCTCTCCTACCTCGAAGGCGACTACGACGGCACCGGCTACACCGCCACCACCGCTGAGTACCTCCTCGACTACCCCGACCCCGACGACCCGGCCACCGGCACGGCACCCACCAGCGCGCCCATCTCCCGCCCCGGCGACACCTGGCAACTCGGCCCCCACACCCTCGCCTGCGGCGACACCGACCTCCACACCGCCGACCAGCTGTGCCGCCACTACCAGGAGACCACCGGCGAACCACCCGTCCACGCCGCCACCGGCGAGCTGCGAGACTTCACCACCTGATGATTTTGAAACGCACCAGACCCTGAGACGAGGAGGACGCCATGGCCGCATCACGCGCGCAGCGCGCACGCGCCGCCGAGAAGCGGAAACTGGCCGTCGAACTCGCCCTCGCCGGCCTCGACTGGGAATCCATCGCCGAACGCACCGGCTACGCCTCCAGAGGCGCCGCCTGCACCGCCGTCAACGAAGCCCTGAAGAACCACCTCAAGGAGATGGGCCAGAACCTCGACGAGCTCCGCACCGTCGAGATCGCCCGCCTCGACCGGCTCCAAGCCGCCCTCTGGCCCAAAGCCATGAAGGGCGACACCAAAGCCGCCGACAGCGTCGCCCGGATCGTGGCGCAGCGGTGCAAGCTCCAGGGCGTCGAACCCCCCACCAAGATCCAGCTCGAGCACCGCATCGAGCTGGAGGCGCGCATCGTCGTCGACGCTGTCGGCGCGGCGCTCGGCGTGCTCAACCTCGACGAGGAGCAGCGGACCGCGGCGCTCACCGCCGCCCAGCAGCACCTCCTCTCCACCGCCGGCCGCGCCCCGGAGACGGTGGTCGGGGAACTCGTCGCCTCCACCACCCCGGAATGATCATGCGCGGAGGGCTTCTACCGTCCCCGCCATGCGCATCCTCCTCACCGGCGCGAGCGGGTTCGTCGGCAGCCACGTCCTCCACCACCTGCTGACCCACACCCGCGCCGAGATCATCACCCCCTGGACCCTCCGCCACCGCGGCAACTCCCAGCGCATCACGGCCGCGATCCCACCCGGCGCCGAGCACCGCGTCACCACCGTGATGCACGACCTCGCCACCCCCATCCCGCGCACCCTCGCCCGCGACATCGGCCGCGTCGACTACATCCTCAACCTCGCCTCCGAGTCCCACGTCGACCGCAGCATCGCCCACCCCGCCGAGTTCATCCGCAACAACACCGAGCTGATCCTCAACGTGCTCGACTACGCACGCGAGGCGCGCCCGCGGATGCTGCTCCAGATGGGCACCGACGAGGAGTACGGGCCCGCCCCGGCCGGCTACGCGCACCGCGAGTGGGACACCGTCCTGCCCTCCAACCCGTACAGCGCGAGCAAGGCCGCTCAGTCCGCCATCTGCACGGCGTACTGGCGCACCTACGGCGTGCCCGTCGTACTGACCCGCACCATGAACCTCATCGGCCCCGGCCAGGACCCGGAGAAGTTCGTCCCCCTCACCATCCGCAAGATCCTCGCCGGGGAGACCGTGCCCATCCACTCCAGCCCCGACGGCCAACCCGGCTCACGCCACTGGATCGACGCCCGCGAGTTCGGCGCCGCCTGGCTGCACCTCATCACCCACCACCAGCCGCAGATGTACCCGCAGCACGACCGGCCCTCCATGTGGCACATCGTCGGCGAGGAACGCTCCAACCTCGACATCGCCCAAACCATCGCCCGCATCCTCGGCCGGCCCCTCGACTACGAACTCGTCGCCTACCACGCCTCCCGGCCCGGACACGACCTGCGGTACGCCCTCGACGGCAGCAAACTCGCCGCCGCCGGCTGGCAGCCGTCACGCCCCCTCGACGACACCCTCGCCGACATCGTCGCCTGGTACCTCGACCACCCGTCGTGGCTCGACACCGACACCTCCACCCCCCAGGAGACAACCCGCCATGCTGTCTGACACGCTGACCGAGGAGCACCGCGCCGCCTTCGCGAACGCCCAGCCGTTCCCGCACCTCGTCCTCGACGGGCTCTGGCCCGACGACGAACTCCACGCCGCAGCAGCCGAGTTCCCACCCGGCGACGACCCCCGCTGGATGACCTACCCCGACCCGAACGAGTACGGCAAACGCGCCGGCGACTCCCGCATGTGGGGCCCGGCCGTCAACCGCTTCTTCACCCACGCCCGCTCACAGCAGATGTGCCGGCAGCTGGAGGAGCTGACAGGGATCGGCCCGCTCACCGCGGACGACGCCGGCGGCGGGATGCACATGACCGGCCCCGGCGGCAGGCTCGAGACACACGTCGACTTCAACACGCATCCCACGCTGCCGCTCGAGCGGCGCATCAACCTGCTCGTCTTCCTCAACACCGAGTGGGAACGCGACTGGGGCGGCGTCCTCTACCTCGGCCAGCAGCGCGAGGTGGAGGTGCTGCCGCTGTTCAACCGGACCGTCATCTTCGCCTGCTCCCAGGACTCGTGGCACGGCCACCCCGACCCCATCACCGGCAAGCACTGGCGGCGCTCCCTCGCCTGCTACTACTACGCCCCGCTGCGCCCCGAGACCGGGCCCGCGCACAGCACCGTATGGCGGCCCCAGTGAGCGTCCCCTACCGGGCGGCCGTCATCCCCGTCCGCGACCGGCACGACCTGCTCACCGACTGCGTCGGCTCCGTCATCGACCAGGTCGACCGGGTCATCATCATCGACAACCTGTCCGACCCGCCCGTCGACGTGGAGCAGTGGTACGGCAAAGCAAGCGCCGTCCGTATCCCGCTGGACCCACCGAACATCTCCACCCTGTGGAACGTCGGCCTCGCCCTCGCCGACGCCTCCGCACACACGGAAGGCGCCGGCGTGTGGGACATCGCCGTCCTCAACAGCGACGTGGTCGTGCCTCCGGGCTGGATCGACCGCCTGTCCCGCGCCATGCGCTCCACCACCGCCGTGCTCGCCTACCCCGACCAGTTCGGTGGCACCCGGCAGATCCTCCACACGAAGGCCGAGCCGATCGACCTCCGCAAGCGCATCACGGGCTACGCCTACATGCTCCGCGGCGAACACGGCCTCCGCGCCGACGAGTCCATGAAGTGGTGGGCGAGCGACGACGACCTCGACTGGCGCGCCCGCGAGCAGGGCGGCGCGCTCCTCGTGCCTGGCATCCCCGTCGAGCACCGCTGCCCGAACGGGTCGATGCACGAGCGGCCCGAACTGCACCAACAGGCGGCGCAGGACATCAAGACCTTCAAAGCCAAGTGGGGGCGGACCCCATGGTGAACCAGGAGACACCCTTGAAGATCGCAGTCACCGGCGGTGCAGGCTTCTTCGGCCGCGCCACCATCAACGCCGCCGAACAGGCTGGGCACGACGTGTGGGCGTTCGACACCAGCCTCGGCCACGACGTCCTGGGCAAGCTCGACGCCCTCAAGGGCGCCGACGTCGTCATCCACCTCGCCGGCGTCCTCGGCACGAGCGAGTTGTTCGACACCCCGGAGACCGCCGTCGACGTCAACATCCGCGGCACACTCCGCATCCTCGAGTGGTGCCGTCACCACAATGCCGCCTACGTCGGCATCTCGATGCCGGACCCGTTCCCCAGCGTGTACACCGCCACCAAGGTCGCCGCACGCCGCCTCACCACCGCCTGGCACCACGCCTACGGCCTCCGCACCAGCACGGTGCGCGCCTTCAACGGCTACGGCCCCCACCAGGCCCACGGCCCCGGCCACCCCCAGAAGATCCTCCCCACCTTCGCGCGCGCCGCCTGGGAGGGCCGGCCCCTGCCGATCTGGGGCGACGGCACCCAGACCATCGACCTCGTGCACTGCGACGACGTCGGCCGCATGCTCATCGACGCCGCCGCCCACGGCGACGACGCCACCTTCGACGCCGGCACCGGCGTGCCCGTCACCGTCAACCAGCTCGCCGAGTTCGTGCTGGAGGTCACCGGCAGCACCGCGGGTGTGGAGTACCTGCCGATGCGGCCCGGCGAAGTCCCCGTGCACATCACCGCGACCGGGGAGGGCTGGGACCGGCTCGGCTGGAAGCCCGAGCTCGACTGGGACCGCGTCGCCGACACGGTGAGGTGGTACCGGGATGCCCGCTGACATCGCGATCCTCACCGCGGTCTACGACGGCTACGACACCGTCAAACCCGTTCTCCCGCAGACCGGGGCCAGCGTGGAGTGGATCCTCGTCACCGACACCCCGCCCGACGACCCGCGAGGGTGGACGGTCGTGCACGAGCCGCGCCCCGAGCTGCCCCCGGTGCGCGCCGCGAAAGCCCCGAAGCTGGAGCCCTGGAAGTACACGGACGCGCCCGCGAGCGTCTGGGTGGACGCTTCCTACCGGATCGTGTCCCCGACCCTCGCCGTCGACCTTGTGGAACACGCGGACCCGATCGCCCAGTGGGTGCACCCGTGGCGGGACTGCTTGTACGACGAGGCCGTCGAAGTCGGCCGGGCCGGGCAGGACCCCGACGGGATCGCGGTGTGGCAGGCGGACCGCTACCGCGCTGCCAAGCATCCGGAGCACTGGGGGCTGTGGGCGTCCGGGGTGATCGCCCGCCGGCACACACCCGCGGTGAAACGGATGGGCGCCCTGTGGGCGAAGGAGATCGCGGACGGCTCGTCACGGGATCAGGTGTCGGAGCCGTTCGTGCTGCGTAAGACACGGCTGCGCCCGGCCGCGTTGCCGGGCACCCACCTGGCAAACGCGTGGCTGCGATACGAGGGGAGCGGCAGGCACTGATGCGACTGGAGATCGGCGGCGGGCACATCGTGCCCCCAGGCTGGACGAACCTCGACCCGGTCAACGGGCACGGGGAGTGGAAGCGGCTGGCGCAGGACACCCCGTGGCCCGTGGGCGACCGTGCGGTGGAGGCGATCCGCGCCGCGCACGTGATGGAGCACATCCCCGCCGGCGAGCCGCGCCTGGCGGTGATGAACGAGGCGCACCGCGTCCTGCGCCGGGGCGGGGTGTTCGAGATCCGTGTGCCGGACTGTCTGTCGGGGACGTGGAACGCGTGGGCCGATCCGACGCACGTGAGCTTCTGGTGCGTGGAGTCGTTCCACTACTTCGACGGGACGAAAGCGGCGAACGCCGAGTACGACCTGCGCCTGTGGCGGACGCTGGAGCTGCGGATCCAGGGCGACCACGAGATCCTGTGGAAGGGGACACCGCGGTGAAGCCGGGCGTGACCGTGGTCGTCCCGTTCCACGAGGCGCGCCGCACCAGCGGCCTCCTCGACCGGGCCGTCCGCTCCATCCACGCACAGACCGTCCCCGTCCACCTCGAACTCGCCGAGGACATCCACCGCATCGGCGCCGCCCCCACCCGCCAAGCCGGACTGGAGACCGTGACCACGGAGTGGACCGCGTTCCTCGACTCGGACGACGAGATGGACCCCACCCACATCGAGCAGCTCCTCGCCTGCGCCGAGGAGACCGGCGCCGACTACGTGTACCCCTGGTTCCGCGTCGTCGGCGGCTCCGACCCGTTCCCCATGTTCTTCGGCAAACCGTGGGACAACGCCCACCCCCACCAAACCACCATCACCATCCTCGTGCGCACGGAGCTGGCACAGCAGGTCGGGTTCCACGAGCCGCCACCCGGCAGCACCATCCACGGCCAGCGCGGCGGCGAAGATTGGCACTTCACCCTCGGCTGCATGGCTGCCGGCGCCCGCATCGTCCACCACCCGCACCGCACCTGGACCTGGCACCACCACGGCCGGAACACCAGCGGCCGACCCGACCGCGGCGACGCCCGCCCCGGCGCCGGAACACGCCGCCACCGCCGACGGTGACAATCCGGGGCATGACGAGCACCGATGACCGGGCCGCGGTCGCGGAGCGCGCCGCAGCCCTCCTCGACAGCCTCCTCAAACCCCGCTGGCAGCCGCAGCCCCACCAGATCCCCCCACCCGGCGACTGGACGGGCTGGCTACTCATGGCCGGCCGCGGCGCCGGGAAGAGCAAGGCGTGCTCCGAGTACGTGCGGCAGCACGTCAACGGGCCGCCGTGCCTGCCCGGCCCGGTCCCGCACTGGATCGCGATCATCGCGCCAACGCTGGGCGACGGCGTCACCTCCATGTACGAAGGGCCCGGCGGTATCCGCAACGCCGACCCCGGCGCCCGCCTCGTGCAGGCACCGGGCGGCACCGTCATCCGCTGGCCCAACGGGTCGCAGGCGAAGCTGTTCGGCGCGCACACCCCGGAGGACGTCGAACGTCTCCGCGCCGGCGGCAACTCCTGCCTCGCCGTCCTTGAGGAGTTCGCGGCNTGGCGGTACATGGAGCAGACCTACGACCAGTTGCGTTTCGGTCTGCGGTCCGGGCCGCGCCCCCACTGGATCGCCGCCACCACCCCCAAACCCCGGCCGCTCCTCAAGCGGATGCTCGCCGGGGAGATCCCCGGCATCGTCCACACCCACGCCACCATGTACGACAACCCCTTCCTCGAGCAGTCCGTGAAAGACGCGCTCGAGCAGACGTATGCGGGCACGGACATCGGCGCGCAGGAGCTGCACGGCCGGCTGATCGACGAAGTCGCCGACGCGCTGTGGACACGCGCCACCATCGAGGAGACCCGCGTCCGCCCCGCCGACGTACCCGACCTCACCCGCATCGCGGTCGGTATCGACCCCTCCGGCGGGGCGGGGGAGCAGGGCATCGTGGTCGTCGGCAAGTCCGGGCTGCTGCCCGCCCCGGACGGGGGCCGGCCGCAGCACCACGGCTACGTCCTCGACGACCGGTCGTGCAAGCTGTCCCCGGATCAGTGGGGCCGGCGGGCGGTGCAGGCCGCGGTCGACTGGGAGGCCGACGAGCTGGTCGTGGAGCGGAACTTCGGCGGGGACATGGCCGTGGCCACGCTCCGCGCTGCCGCGGAGGCGCTCGGGGTGAACATCCCCATCCGCACGGTGCTCGCCACCCGCGGCAAAGCGGTACGCGCCCAGCCGGTTGCCGCTCTGGCCGCACAGGGGCGTTGGCACATGGCCGGCGTGTTCCCCGAGTTGGAGGACCAGTTGGCGACCTGGTACCCGGAGGTCGGGTGGTCACCCGACCGGCTGGATGCGATGGTGTGGCCGGCTTGGCAGCTGCGCCTCGTCGGCACGACCAGCCGCGGGCAGGGCTCGTTGGGCGGGGGGCTGGCCAGAAAGCAGATCGCCGGCGGGCGGATACGGTGACCGGCATGAGTGGAGTGATGGTCAGCTACGTGCACCCGGGCTGGGTGCAGCACACCTTCATGCAGTCGCTGCTCCTCACGCTGGAGCACGACCGACGCGCTGCCACTCCAGTCATCCGCGGGGTCATGCCCGTCAGGTACCGGCCGGCCGGGATCGCCCACGTCCGTAACGAGGCCGTGCGTACCTTCCTCGCCGGGGACGCGGAATGGCTGTGGTCCGTCGACACGGACATGGGGTTCCGCGCTGACACCCTGCACGCGCTGCTCGCCGCAGCCGACCGTGGAGAGCGGCCCGTCGTCGGGGCGCTGTGCTACGGGCTCGTCGAGGAAGAACCCGACGACATGGGCGGCATGACGACCCGCGTCTTCCCGACCCTGCACGGCTGGTCGGATGAGATGAAGGCATTCACGGAGTGGGAGGGGCCGGTGCCGCGGGGGCTGGTGCGGGTGGCGGGCACTGGCGCCGCGTGCCTGCTGGTTCACCGGTCGGTGTTCGAGCGGGTGGAGGCCGGCGCGTGGTTCGATCCGATCGTCGACGGCGCCGGGAACGTGGTGGGTGAAGACCTGTCATTCTGCTGGCGGCTCGGGGCCGCGGGGGTTCCGGTGTACGTGGATACCCGCATCCCGACCAGCCACCAGAAGCATGTATGGATCAACGGGATGGCGGGCTGATGGATCTCTGGCTCCTGCTCATCGTGATGTCCCTGGCCACCTACCGGCTGACCCGGTTCGTCGTGGAGGACACCTTCCCGCCGATGCTGTGGGTGCGGCACAAGCTGGTGGGTGGCTGGACGGGCCCGGACGGGGAGACGCCCGTGTACAGGGCGCGGTGGGTGCCGCAGTGGCTGGCGGATCTGCTGTCGTGCCCGTACTGCGCGTCGGGCTGGATCGCTGCCGGGGTCACCGCGGGTGTGTGGGCGGTGGCCGGGCTGCCGGTGCCGCTGCTGTGCTGGGTGGCGGTGTGGGCGGTGGGTGGGCTGCTCGCCGCGCAGGAGTGGGCGTGACCTTCCCTGCGGGGGTGGTGCGCGCTGTTGTAGGCCGTAGCCTTGGCGCGGCGGAACCCGCCGGGTTCCGGGGGATGGTGGGCGAGGGCCGCCCGCGTTGGCTCGTCACGGGCGGCCCTCACTCCCTCCCGGAATGATCTTCTGGTGGTCGTGCCTAACCTGCGCCCCATACCCGCTCAGCAGGAGGACGGCCGTGGCTTGGTGGCACTACATCACCGGACGCAACAGGCTGCCCAGCCTCCCCGAACCCCAGCCGCAAGCCGTCACCGCCGCCGCCGCGCCCGTCAAAGAGCCGCGCACCGAACTGCTGCGTACCACCGACATGTGGCAGGAAGAGGTCTGGCAGTACCACGACAGCCTCGGCGAGTTCCGGTACGCCACCGACTGGGAAGCCAAGATGCTCTCCCGCGTCCGCCTCTACGCCGCGAAGCTTGAGCCGGGCGCCGACGAGCCCGTCCGCCAGGAGGCGGGCACCGCGGTGGATCTGATGACGCAGGTCGCCGGCGGGCCCGCGGGGCAGGCGCAGATCATGGACGGGCTGGGGACGCAGCTCGCCGTGCCGGGCGAGGGATACATCATCGTCGAGAACATCGACGGGGTGGAACGCTGGTCGGTGCGCAGCATCGACGAGGTGCGTGTCGGGCGCGGCGGCTACGAGGTGATCGACGAGAACAGTCCCACGTCGGGCTACAACTGGCGGCCGCTGTCGCGGGACTCGCTGCCGCCGATCCGGGTGTGGCGGCCGAACAAGCGCTACCACCACCTTGCGGACTCGCCGGCGCGGGCGGCCCGGTCGACGATGCGTGAGCTGGAGCTGGTGAACCGGCACATCACCGCCCAGTACCTGTCCCGGTTGGCGTCGGCGGGTGTGTGGCTGGTGCCGGAGGAGATCAGCTTCCCGGTGCGGGAGGAGTTCGCCGACGCCGAGGATCCGTTCATGGCGGAGTGGATCGAGATTGCGGCGGAGGCGATCCGCACGCCGGGGACGGCGGCGGCGACGGTACCGATTCCGATCAAGGTGCCGGGCGAGTACGTCGACAAGATCAAGCATCTGGACTTCACGCTGAAGATCGACGACAAGATCATCGAGAAGCGTGAGTCGGCGATCAAACGCCTCGCCACCCAGCTCAACATCCCGCCCGAAGTCCTCCTCGGCATGGGCGATCTGAACCACTGGAACGCCTGGGCCGTCGACGAAACGTCCCTGAAGGTGAACATCGCGCCCGACGCGGAGATCGTCTGCCAGGCCATCACCACCGGCTACCTCCAGCCCCGCCTCAGAGCGTCCGGCGTGGAGGACTGGGCGCAGTGGGTGGTCTGGTACGACATGAGCGAGCTGACCCTCCGCCCCGACCGGTCCGACCAGGCCATCCAGCTGTACGACCGCATGGAGATCGACGGCGCCGCCCTCCGTAGGGAGACCGGCTTCGACGAGTCCGACAAGCCGTCCGACGAGGAGCTGCGAGAGCAGGC